TTTTCAAAAGCATAGCAGCTCTTTCGCATTCTTGATTTCCGTTGCTGTAGATCCATGCTCGGGTATTCATTTCTTTCTGCAGTTATACTCGATTACAATTTTTTCGTGTTCGGTAGTTTTATCACAGCAAATATAATGCTTTGCTTCCCCACCCAAGATCTTACACACATTATCTAGTTGAGTTTTAACAGCAAATTTTTTAAAGTCGTCGTCAATCACGTTGCCTCCAATCGTCAGGTTTATCTTGCTTAAACCAATCTACGATTTCATCTGCACCATCGAATCCCGTTTTATAATTGGATGGATCGGGATCACCTAGTCCCATCCTATTCATAAAATCATCAACAGTTCCCTCTTCAATATCATGAGCGGCTTGACGACGTGCTTTATTCAACCAATCCCTAGCAAGGGTGTGTGCCTTGGCAAGTTTTTCTGCCCAAATCATATCCTCTAATGGAACATCTTCTTTGTTGGCAATGCAACGACAGATAGACTCCAGACGAAGGCGGTATGCGGTAGAAAGCATGTTAGTTCGTTTTGAGTTTGTCTTTTAGATCTAAAACCTTATTGACTTCATCAATAGCAACAGACATCCTTGTACCAAGGATATCCATGATATCACTGTAGATTATTTCATTATCCACGTAGTCATCGAAGTAAGTGTCTATCGCTTCTTTGAGATATCTTTTTCGATGCCACTCAGGACTGTAAGGTTTGTAAGTCATAATTAAGGTATCATGTGGATATTTAGTTATTGATCAACGCTCAATGTAACTAAGGTTATGGTTCTCCGATTTTAACTGATAAATGATAATATCACAACCTACCTTAGGTTCAGCATTACCACATGTAAATATATCCACTGCTGCCTCTCCTTTTTCAGGCCAAGAATGAATACTGATATGACTCTCAGAGAGAAGACAAACAGCAGTTACTCCATGCGGTTCAAACTTTTTTGAAATAGTCTGAATAACAGTTGCACCACTTGCTTCGGCAGCGATCTCCAACAATTCTCTTAGATATGTTTCATTGTTAAGATAGTCAAAATCACATCCATAAAGATTAAGGAGATAATGCTTTCCCATTATTCTATTGCTTCTGAGTCGATACCATATTCGTTAACCAAGCGATCAACTTCTGTCTCGATTCCAGAAAGTTTAGATAATTCAGCGATATTTGATTTTTGAAACTTCTTTAGTTTTTTATATTTCTTGATGAGTTTTCCAACTTCATTAGTGTCTATTTCAAACCTAACGTTTCCTTCTTTATCAGAATCGTTGGTAAATCCTTTGAACCCACTCATTATTTTTTCTTCTTTTCTTTTGGGGGAGGATTGCCCCAAAGTTTTGGATTAGCCCTTCCCTCAGATTGTACCATGGTTACAAAATTCTCTTTATACTTATCATAATAAGCATCAAAGATTTTTGATTGTTTTGCTGCAACAACTAAATCGTAGTGCTCCACATCATCTACCTTATATGTAACAAGGTAGCAACTATTAGGAAGTTCCGTCTTGTTGTCCACATTGGGATCACAATCCTCTTTAATAATCTTCAACTGCGTCCACCCCATTGAATGTCAGGATATGCCTGTTTGACTACATCATAAGTGATTTTGTATTTCTCTGCAAGTTTTTTGTCCTTTACCAAACAAAGAACCTCAGCTTCCCGTGGATGCAAACCACGAAGAAGATTGATGAACATCATCTCTCTGCGAATATTACTGAGAGAATCATTACCACCTTTCACAAAGTTATAAAGGTTTTTATATTCTCTACGAAGTGAAGTCTTACCCCTACCGTCTAAATCTTGTCCTGTTGCAGACTCTCCACCCTTTGCTTCCCGTGCTAGATTTTCAGATAAGGTTCCAGAATAGACAGATTGATCATTGCCATCTGCATATGGAACCTCACCCTCAGGAACTAAACTGATAACAGTCTCATCAAAGTTCCAAATAAAGATGCTTTTTAATGCATCCGTTTCATATTGCTGAAGAACCTCAACTTTCTTTGCTTTAGATCGTTGCTTGCTTGCAAGTTCAAGAATTTCAAAAAGAAAAGGGTTGGGCGGTAACTCAACCTTCGTCTTCGTCTTCGTCGTAGTCGCCATAATCGTTTTCAAATCGTACTGCTACTATTTCATCGGGAAGAATATTCCCATTTTCATCAAACATTTCGGGATGTATATACACTGGTTGTGTAGCGTAGACATGTTCTTTTGCCAACCATCCTACCATACCTCCAACAAAAAAGAACATTATTGATACCAATGTTCCAATCGTTAATGTTACTGCTAACATTTTCCCGTCCTCCGAGAGTCTATCTTTTCCGAATATCCAAATAAAAATTGAAGTGGAAAACAATATCTCTCTTGAAGAGAGAAACCATGTTTCCAAACCTTACCTGGAAAGTTTTGGGCGGTTCTGCTCTCCTCCTATTTCTGAGTAATAACTCTACCCCACGATTAAGTTGGGTATCTGATTTATTTAGAGCGTTTTTTTCTCCGTCCTGGCCTTCTATCATAACTATACCTTTCAGCGTCTTCAATGATACCTTCTAAAAATTGTTTGATTTTTCTTGCTTGTGGTTTAGGAATGTGTCCATAAGCTTCACGAAGTTGCTTATGTTCATTATCTTGTCCACCTTTTAAATATTCATCCAATTCAAGGATAAGATCTTTGATTTCTTTAGAAGTACTGCTAGCGATAAATTCATCAGCATCCTTTCTCTTTGCATCAATGACTCTAAGATAATCATAGAATTTCAACTGAAATTTTTGTTGCTCAAAAGCAACATCAATTGATTGTTCGACGACTTCGTAGACTTCTTGATCCATTAAACCAGATTGTTTTCTCTTAAGTACTTGACTGTTTCTTGACATCCACCAATTAAATCATCATTAAGTACAACACGGGGAAAGGTAGATCCTTTTCCAAACTCTTCGTAAAACTCTGTTCTGGTAAAGTCCCTACCCAACTTATACTCGACAAATTGCTGTTCTGCAAGTCCGAGAGCAGCGATTACTTTAGTACAATAGGGACAACCAATCTTTGTGTAAACTAAAAAACTTCTCATTTTTTAACGGACTCCCAATCTTTATCGAAAATTTCCAAACCTTTGTCAGTGAGAATATGATCATACATTTGATCAAATACCTTTGGTGGCATTGTGCAAATCTCAGCACCATTATACCATGAACGAATTGCTCTTTGCACACTGCGGATGGAGGCAGACAGAACCTGAGTCTTCATTCCATGAATTCGATACAACTCAGAAATAGAACGTACAACTTCAAGTCCTGCTACTGACTGATCATCAAGGCGTCCCACAAATGGAGAAACATATGTAGCACCCGCTTTGGCAGCTAGAACCGCCTGTGAGGCACAGAAGATCAATGTGACATTCACCTTAATACCTTGCTCTGAAAGACGCTTACAGACGATTAGGCCCTCTCTGGTGCAAGGAACTTTGATAGTAGCGACATCACCAAATTTCTCAGCAAGTCGGATACCCTCATCATACATTTCTAGATCAGAACCAACGACTTCCATGCTAATGTCTTTGACACCCATGTCTTTGATTTCTTGGTAAACATCCTCTGGATTTTTACCACTCTTCATAATGAGAGTTGGATTAGTAGTTACGCCGTCTACTAACCCTGTAGAAAAATACTTTGCGATCACATTTGTGTCCGCAGTATCAAGAAAAATTTTCATTTAGACAGATACTCCTTCTCTGATTTATACAAGAATGATTTTTCCTTGTCAAAAAACATTGTAATACCAACATGAAGTTCTGGCAATAACCATTCATGAACAGGTAAGCAATATTGCCAATTGGCAGGTTGAATGCAATTCATAACAACCACTGTCCAGAATGCTGAAACATGATTAATAATAGTAAGCATAAAAAAAGAGGGGTTGTCCCCTCTAGTGTATCATATAAAAACTATTTTTAATAATTTTTACTCGTCTTCATATAGTTTTTCTAGTCTTTCTCTGGATAGATCTACATACATAACCTCATCCCCTTCTTTTGGTGCTTCTGGATGTTTTGGTTTAGGAGGTTTATCCATCATCACATTAATGGATTGGATGTTACTCCACATCATCGCAAAAGCACCACCAGCAATTATAGCAAAGCAAACGAAGTAGAAGAAGACTTCAAAGTTATTCATTATACGTCCTGAAGAGATTGGACTGTGTTGTGAAGTTCTCCAATATCAAGGAGTCCTTCAGCACTAAACCAAGGGGCATTTGCCCAACTAAATCCTTCACCCATGGTACTATCTGGTGCTGTAATATACCAATGACATTGTACATCAGGTACATCAACAGCACACTTACTCCAGTCATCGCTCCATTGAGGGACTTGAACCCACATCACCGTAGCAAACATAAAAGTGAATAGTGCTTTAATCATTTGTGAGTCTCCGTTTTATGAGGTAATCTAGTGAGAAATTACCCCCACCATTGAGAACGATACATGCTGCAGCTCCCCAGTAAAGAACTAGAAGTTCTAACAAGTAGATATTAAATCCAGATGTAACTAGAGCATGATAAATTGCGAATGATATTGTACCTAGGATTGCCAAGGCACCTAGACGAGTGCCGAGTCCAAAGATAACCAACCAACTCCCTACAATCTCAGAGAATGCTGCAAAATATGAGGAGAAGATTGGGAACGGAAGATGCATAGGACGAACAAATGCATCAGCAAAGTTTTCAATATTTTCTAGTTTCTCATATCCATGATGGATAAGCATGGTGCCTATCGCCAAGCGAAGTAATAAGAATCCTAGAGATTGGATCATAATGCATTACCTCTTGGTAATACTTCCTCAGGGAATACAAAATTCTCATGAGGTTGATCGACGGGAGCTAACCATGCGCGAAGTCCTTCATTGAGGAGGATGTTCTTCGTATAGAAAGTCTCAAACTCCGGATCTTCCGCCGCCCTTATTTCTTGTGAAACAAAGTCATAAGCGCGAAGGTTGAGAGCAAGGCCAATAATACCGATGGAACTTGTCCACAAACCCATAACAGGAACAAACAGCATAAAGAAATGCAACCACCTCTTATTACTAAACGCAATACCGAAGATCTGACTCCAGAAGCGGTTTGCTGTAACCATTGAATAAGTTTCTTCTTCTTGAGTACTATCAAATGCTTTGAATGTATTTGCCTGTTCACCATCTTCATACAGAGTGTTCTCAACTGTTACACCGTGAATAGCACTCAGT